TATTTGCTGCCAGCTTGAGCAGACCAGCCTTCATTGAGTCGCTGAATATACGGCAAGTTATTAACTATCCATAAAACAGGCAAAGAATCTGAAGGATAGCTTTCCGTTACTGTGCGAGCTAAATCTATGGAGTAACTGCCGGATGCGTTGAAAGTTGATGTGTTTTCATTGATTCGCGTTTCTGGCTCGTTGATGCTCATCAGCCAGTTAGCCTTTGCTTGGCCATCCTTAAATGGGGTAGCTGCAACAATCGCTTGATCTGCCAACATGCCGAGCTTGCGAATTTCTTCAGATGCAAACTCTGTTAGCTCGACTCTTATTGAAAAGCCTTCGGCGTATGCAGCCATTAGCGCACCCTCAACACAAGTCTAGCCGCAGCGTCAGCGGCATCTAGTTTAATCGCAATAATTGACATAGCTGCGCCGCCCAAGCTGCAATAATCGCCTACAGTTGGCACGAATGTATCAATGCGAGTATAAACCGCGCCTGTGTCGCTCTGCTGCGCATCTGTGCCTTGCCAGTCAATCATATCAACTGCAAACTTGATCGCTTGGTAAGTGCGCTGCGTTGCGCCTGTGTACGATTCCGTAACTGGATTATAAGTGCCACCACTTGTAATGACTAAAGCCTGCCTGAAGTCGGCAAACTCATCATTAATTAGATCGCCTGCTAAATCTTTGAATTCTTGCTTTGTGGTAGCCATATCAGCCCCTTTGCAGCCCTGAACCGCCTTTAGTGAAAGGCATCAGCAATCTATCAAGCTCGGGTGTCCTTGGTTTATATGTCACTTGCGAGCCGGATTCGTAGCTAACTGACTTTGAGCCAACACCATCAAGTGACTTGGATTCTGCCGCAATTAATCCGCCAGCAAGAACAGCTGCATTAAGTGACAATCTGCCAGCCTGCTGTAACTCAACAGCCTTTAAAGCTGCTTTGCTAATGTCAGCAATCGCAACAACATCAGTTGGCAAGCTCATTGCCTGCGCTGCGTCTAGCTCTTGTCCTTTGAAAGTGTAGTAGGTGTCAATGAAGTCAGCAGATAGGATTAAATCCTGGTCAAGTGTTGCGTTACTAACAACAATGCCACGCTCTGCTGCGTAGGCTTCGTATAAAGCCGCTGTGGTGTATGAATTCGTGCCGAGTGTAGCCATTATTTACCCCCAAAGGTAAACAAAGCTGCTATAGCTGCCGGACTCAGTAGTGTTGAAACCAGCAGCCAGCTAATCTTGCCGCCGAAGTTTCTGATGCTGTCAATCATTGGCTGATTAGCTGCGGCTTGCTCTCGTAAAGCTCTGACGTCTTTTGTTAGTTCAGTTGATTGAGCGGCAACGTGATCATGCTTTACCATGTATCTTTCCAGCGTTGCCACTAATTCTTGAATAGCTTTGGTCGAAGACTTTTGACCGTCAATCATCTCACGCGTCGAGGTTTGAATTGCAATTATCTCGCGCTCGTGTTGGTCTACTTTCTGCCGCAGGTTTATCAGTTCGTCGCTCATGTTTCATGGCCTTACATAAATTTAGAATCACTATTAAAGCGATTATAGTTTGAACTGTTACCAGTACGCAAACGACTATTAATATGTGTTCGTTCAACGGCTGCACTCCCTAGCACCGCAAACAGCACGTCTAAAGGTATCGAGAACTCTTGACGTATAGCGTGCGCTTTATAAATCATTGATAAATTTGCTAATTGGTCTAACAGCATAGCGCCGTTTAACAACAAGCTAGTTCCAATGATAGCGCCATAAGCGAAATAAATCCTTGTGAAATTGTGATGAAAACTTGATAAATATATGATAGAGACAAGCATCAAGCTATCTATACTGCATTGGATGGCATAAGTGCCGTATGTTGTTTCTGCGTCAGCTTGTACAAGGCTAGTGATATTGTACGGAGTTGCGATCAGGAATGTTAAGTAATAGGCGATAATTAGAAAGCAGAGGTTTAACCCTCTGCCACTAAAAAGCCATATTGCCGCAATGACAATTAAAGCTGCTTCGTTACTCATTTTTTAGCTGGCTTCTTGCCATTTGAGTTAACTGGCTTGTCTTTCACTGGCGTACCTTGCTTTGGCATTGCTTACCCCTTAATAAGTTAAGTTATCGCCGTGACTAATCCGTTAGAAGCTCCGGCGATTTAGTATAGCATTTATTCAGCAGGCATACGCAAGAAGCCTGCGTCGTATATAACACTAAGCCACTGCCGGAAATCAACACAACCAGCTTTTATTGCTTCATCAAAGGCAGCATCAACCACGCGATTTTTGTCTGCTTCGGCTTTGCGTGTGACGTGATCTAGTGGTCGGAATTTGCAACCCCAAAATAACCAGCCCCAATGCCCTTCGCTTTCCAATGTCACGCAAGCTAATTCCTTTGATTTAGTTTCAGCCTCTAGCGTTTTTACTTTCACCCATTCGTTTCGCTGATAATCAAATGACTCACAAATAAAATCAACAGGCGGCAACGCAACAGCCTTTTGCGCTTCGTGATCGTACCAATCACTTACATTTTCAGCTTTTCACTTACTTTCTGGGATTTCACTTACAGAAGATAGCTTGTGTCGTTACTCATAATATCTCCTTAGTGCGTCAGCCACTACTTCGTCTTTAACTTTACCTGCAAGCTCATGTGCAATTTCAATTTTCCTTTTAAGCCACTCAGCATGAGCGTCATATTCGTTATCGAAATAACCAAGATGCTCTCGCTTTTTTGTTATGCAATTCCCGCATGATGCCTGATATTTTCCCATGTCATTGCTGTAACTAACACCTATAGGCAGCGCCCCTCTTGATGCAGCTCTATCAAGGATGAAACTATTAACCGAAGAATCTAGGAAAGTGCATTTTTCAGGAGAGTAAATCTTGTTTCCTTTTACTAGCAAGTCCTTATCTAGCTCTTTTCCTTGCCAGTCTTGCCTTTCCATCCATGCTTTAAAGTTTGAGAATGTCAACCACTCGTCACAAACTTTACAGTTTGCGTATGTTGGATATTTCTCTTGATATGATTTACTGTAGCACCTTCTAAGCATGGCTACCCATCTGGAATAAAATGGGCACTCCCACACTAGCCTTGACTTCCTTGCTCTTGATCCTAGCTTTGTGAATTCTGTGATTCTAACCCTGTAGCTGGCATCATTAACACCAACCCCGCAGACTGGTTTTCGCATATCTCTACCTTTTGAGATTCCTGAATTAGATTTGCGGCAACTGGCTTCAGGTGTGACCAGCTTTCGGGAGCTAACCTAGCCGCTAATTTATGGTATCACATCCGCGCCACCTGTCAATAGAAAAAACAAAACCAGCCGAAGCTGGTCTGGTTCGCTGCTTTTCGACACCGTACAGCCACGGCGGGAAGGTAGAAACCGCGCATGTGGGCGGAAAGAACCTGCCTTCAACAATTTCAACAAGGAAGCTAATACGAGCAGAGGAAGGCCGCCCTAGTCTTTAACCTTGCATCGGCCATTGTTGCCAAGCGTGGGATTTTAAATAGATTAGCGCAACGCTTTGAATTAGGCAATAAAAAAGGCGACCGAAGCCGCCTCTTTATTTTGTTGGTTATTAACCCAACAGTAGCGCGGTATGGTCTGGCTTGATGTTTTTAACACCCCAAGCAAGCGCAATTTCGTAACGAATTTTGCGGTAGCCAGGATAGATTGACACTTCAAAAGCCACGCCTGAGCGCGGATCTTGAATAGTCATTACATCGATTGCCATGTCGCCCTCTTGCGGACGTTGCGGCATACGAGTTGCCAACACGATTGCAGAGCGGTTGAACGCTAAGTTGCGTGCTGAGCTGTTAACCACTGTCATTGCAGCATTGTCAGCTAATGCTTTGCGTAAGCCTGGAGCAGCCAATACTAAAGTGCCACCAGATAAAGCAGTTGCAACAACATACTGGTTAGTGTCGCCTGCGAATGTAACGATATCGCCAGCCAGCACAGTGCCAGTGCCAGTGTCTACCACGATTGAAGTCGCACCAACAGCGTAACCTGCGCCATTGTTCACTAAGTAGCTTGCGCCAGTACCTTTGGTGAAGCTAGCAACTTGACCAGACTCACGAACAGCCATGCCTGAAAGCGTTTGGAAAACACCTTGATTAAGGATGCTTGGCTCAAACACTACAGAAGCGTTAGACTGCTTACCTAAGAAGATAGCGCCAGCAGAAGTGTTAACCACTAACTGGTTATCTTGCACAGGTGCGCCGTTGTCTTTCAGGATTTTCAGAGCCTGAGTTGCGTCAGTGAAGTCGCCAGCAGTGCTGAATGGAGTTGTACCAGCGGTGCCGTAAGCGCGTGACATGGTGCTGTGCAAGCCACACAAGTCCGCTTCGATTTCGTTAACCAAAGTACGCATTGCTTGTGCAATTTGGTTTACTCGGATGTTGCCATAACCAACACCAGAGTTTAAGCCAACTTGCTCGTTACCTTCCCAAGAGAAAGGAACTGCTTTTGCTTTGTTGATAACGATTGCAACGTTGTCGATTGTTTGGTCAGCAGCAGCAGGTACGCCCATTGCTGGAGTGATGCTTGAGCTAGTGTTAGTTGGAACAACTGGCACGCGAACTGATTGGCCTTCAGCAGCGCGATCAACGCGAGCATCCATCGTAACAGCTGGGATCATGCCAACTAATTCACGCGATACAACGTCAAGCGCTGCGTACAGGTCAGGAACTAAATTTGTTAAAGTGTTAGCCATTTTAAAGCCCTCAATGTTTATTAGGTGACTACGCCACCGGATTTAATGAAACTCATTTTATCGGCCGGATTCATTGTTTCGAATTGGCCGCGTGTGGCTTTAGGTTTGTTGGCACCGCCTTGACCTGTTGAGCCTTGAGCATTGCCACCGCCTTTGGTAACAACACCTGCCTTGAGCAGTGGAGCAAAGCTATCATCTTTCAACAACTCCGCTTTGAACCCTGCCAAATCTAACGACGAGGCACCGCCATCATCATTTAAAAACGTTACTTTTCCTGTTTCTGGGTCAATATCGATGCGGTCTGCAACTAGGCGCTTAAATGCTTTACTGCCTGAATCTGTTGCTAACTCGCTCGCTAAATCTGCCACAAGTGCAGAGCGCTTTTCGGTCTTGATGCTGCCCATGAGGCGGTCAATGCGCTCTTGCGCTTGCTTCGCTGTCTCACCGTGTCGGCGCTCAAGGTCGGCAATAATCTCATCCGTCTTACCTTCTGCCTTGAGCTTTTCAAGTGCCTTGCGCTCTGCTTCAGCCAGCTTTTCTGCTTGCTGCTTTTCAAATTCTGATAAACGGCTTTTGACCGTCTTGTTTTCTTCTTTGACGTTAAACGCTAGTTGCTTTAGCGCTAGGCTGTCTTTGTCTTGATAGCCTTTTTTACCGTCGATTTCTACTTCTACAAACTGATCGCGCCAATCTTCTGGCACTTTTTCTAATGATTCAACAAACATTATAGGCACCGCCTCTAGTTATGACGCACCGCGTCGCTGTAGTGATTTTATACCCGTTAAACTAAGCCGTCAAATTATCGCCGCTGTCAATGGCATCAAGCACCGATTCGGCATCATCCATAGACCAGCCGCCTTCTGCTAGTTCTCTAATTGCCAAGTCTCGCGGCTTGAGTCCCGCTAAGACTAATTCCATAATAACGCGCACCTCTTCGACAGATAACTTAGACTTGGCAAATGTGCGAGGTAGGCTAATAACAACTTGTTCCATGTTCTGCTCGATGGCGTCAGCGCCCCATAAGCCCTCAAACATGCCACAATACAAAATAGCTTTCTGATATGCAGATTCTAGGCCCTGAGCCAAAGCAACCAATCGAGCGTTATTCTCTGCTGCTGCAATTTCAGCTTCTGTAGCTGTTGCGGCTTTAACGTCGCCTTGCAGCACTGCGCCCATCTGACGCGCTTCTTGCGTGTTGCGCTCGAAGTATGATTCATAAGGCTGAACTGACGTTTCACAACCAATCACTTCGACTGTGCAGCCTTCCGGCAACGTGTTTCGACTGCCTGAACCTGTCTCGATGTAGCTGCGCCCGTTTGCTGCTTCAAATTGTTCGATAAAGTTACTACGCGCACCGAAAACGTAAGTAGTTGGTGGCAAGTTGCGGATAGTCTCTTTATATTCAGCGCTCATACGGTAGCGAGCTAATGCCAAGTCGCAGATTGGACTGATAAAGCCCATTTGTTTAGGCAATGCGCCCGCCTTGATTTCTTCGTCGCTTGCGAATGTAACAGGCAACCAGGTTAACGCCGAGCCGCTAACAGTCATGTAACTGCGCTCGCCTTCTTCGAGTCCTGATGAGCGTTTAACAATCTTTTGCTGATAATAATTGCCATCTTCATCAAGCGCTAACACTAAGTAAGATTCTACCGCTGTGTGCGTAGCTGTGTACGGGTCAAACTCTGTGCCGTCTTCACGTAGCATGATGTACGTCAATTGCATGGCGCCATTAATGCGCGAGAAATGCCAGTTAACCACTTTATCGCGATTGTATGCTTTGATTGTGGCGCGAGGATTGGCCCGTTTAACGTCTTCGATTGACACATCAGTCAAATCAGCTTCAGACAATCCAAGATAGTCAGACACAAGCACTTGCCACTTAATCGGCATAAGCTCTGATGCTGTTTGTTCAATCATGCCTGTTAAGCTAGTGCCGTCATTATCTGCCGACTCTAGCAAGTAGCTCAAGCGCTCAGTGATTTGAATGTCAGCTTCTTTGATCTTCATACGGCCAAGCAGGCCAGCTAACGTTTGACCGCCATAGTTCTGGTACTCAGCGTTGGCAATGTAGATGTTGTATCGGTTTCTCGCGTCAACAGTCGTCTTGTCTCCATCGCTTGGATGCGGCAGTAAGTCATACTGAGCCTGTTTAACAAAGAACTCACCAGCCAAGGCAATTCTTGTTTCTTCAATCTTCGGCAACATCAGCGCCGCTTCGGTGTGTAATGTGATCTGCTGCATGTTGCGCCTCTAATCGTTTTTAATAGTTTACTGCTAAAGTCCGGCTTTGGCAAAGTTACAAGTCAGGATCCAAGCCCGCATCAATAAATGCTTGTCTGTCCCTAGTTTTTAACTGCTCAATCGTTAATGGCCTGCCATAAATATCAGTCATTCTCGCAAGGCTTAGCTTGCCATCCATAAGCAACTTTGCGCGAGTCTCGCCAAGGTTGTCAGCAACAAATGCAAAGCCTTGGTCTTTCATCCAAATATCTAAATCAGTCCCGTACTTAACCTTAGATATTTCAAACTTACCTAAATCCTTTCGGCCTTTGTATGTTGGCTTTTTATCTGCATCTTCTGGATATTTATCGCCAGCGCCAATGGCTGGCATATTGACTCGCGGATCTCCCATGCCTTTTACGCCATAAATTATTACCGTCCGGCAGCGTTGATGATATGGAGGATAACCTATCGGGCTTTCGTTTAAATTCCAGCCGTCCTTATACTTCATGTAAATACTACTGCAAATAATAGAGCGCCTGTTATCGAACATCACAAGCGGATATTCTTTGTCGATGATGTCTTTGTTATCGTCTGCCATCGCTCTACGTGCTTGATTGGCGTAATGACTTAAACCAGTCCTTGCTAATGTCTCTGCGTGTTGCTGTGCCAAGCCTTCACTGTATTGCCGAATTGCTGCGGCAGTCTGTTTAACTGTTGCGCTCTTGGTAAACCCAGCTTTTACAAGGTTGTTTACTTGCTCTGCATAGCCACTGACATTTTGCTTTACAAAGTCTTCCCATGTTCCAACATCGACACGATTACCGCTCGTTAGTGTCATCAGTGCTGAATTCACGTAATCAATAATCGACTTACTGCCTGGAGTAGCTAATTCAACATCATTCCACTTACCGATAAGCTCTGCATAGTAGCTCGACTCGTAAACAGCCAGCGATTGCAGCTCTTTAGTTGCCTCTTGCCAGCCTGCCGAATAAATCTCTGTTACTGACTTGCTGATAGCTTTCGTTATCCGGTTAAGCTGCGCTGCGCTCTTGATTTCTTCCTGAGCTAACAGGATTTCGCGCACTGACTTGTAGGCGTCAGCGAGCGACGGATAGACGTTAGTTTTGAGCAAACCCGTCGCCACTCGCTGCAGCATTGCTTCGTGTCGTAGTTGATCAGCGGTTAGACTCATCGATTAAATCTCTCAATGCTGTAGCTAGTATTTGAAGCATTATGGCTTTATCGCCGTGATAAGGCAAACCCTGAGCCATGCGGCGTATATCAGTCAAGCATAAAACATGCACAGCTTCAGCAGTTGCAACAACAATGTGTGGTTGATGCTCTGCTATATTGGTCATCTGCGGCCCCAGTTTAATGGAGCGCTGATTGGAGCATTGATTGGGAAGCGTCGATGGATAAAATAGCCGCTTGAGTCCACCCAGTCATCTACTGCCGGATGGTCGTTAAACTTCTCTGGCTCGCCTTTTTCTGTGTAGCCTTGCACTTCCAAAGCGTTTGCCAAGTTCGGGCATTTGTCGCTGTTAATCTCGATTCTATCGTGAGCAAGTAAGGCGTTAAATGCGTTTATCCTGTCCCTGACTGCTGGGTTCATGCTTGGCGCGTCAACTGAGAATCCGTTTCTCTCGATGATTTTAATATCTGACTCGGCGGCATTGGTGCGATTAGCTCCGCCTGACGCATCAGGATAGACAGTTATTTTGTGTCCGGCATAACGTGAAAGGTTGTTCACAAAGTCTTGCGTGTCATGGCTGACGAACTCATCAACAGCTTTCGGTTTGTTGTTTTCAATAACCCAAACCGTTGCACAACAGCCGCCAATGTTAAAGTCGATTGAGACATGCAGCCAATCGCCCTGCTGAATCGTGCGAGGCGTGTAGTGGCGCTGGCGGTTGTAGAAGTGATAAACCTTTTTGTCATTAAGACTGACGAACTCGCCCTCAATGTACATATCCGCCATAAGCGGATCATAGTTGGCTCGAATGTTTGGGATGTAATCGTCGTCTAAATATGGGTTAGAGTATGTTGGCGCTTTGATGATTGCATATCCTGGCGCTGCGACTTTCACCCACTTCTGGTAGATAAAACCATGAATGCCTTGATCCGGAGTTGTAACGCATCCGATAGTATTACCAAGCGGCGAGCGCTGCCGATTTCGCTCTGTTATCTTCCGCCAAACCTTTGCAGCATCTTCTTTCTTTAGCGTGTCCAGCTCGTCAACTATCGAATCTGCGACTTCATAAGCGACTATGCGATCAGGGTTGTCATAGCTGCGGAAAATTACCGAACCATAGCCTTTAACTTTCAACTCATAGTCAGACTTATTGAGATTGGTTTTTATGCCCAACTCAGCAAACACCCGCTGAAACTCAGGAATGGCCCGAAGCTTTAACAGGTCGTAAGTTGGCATATAGTAAGCCACGCGCTTTTTGTGGCTCAACATGCGGATGATTAAGCGACTCACCCCAGCCTGAGTCTTGCCACTACCCAAGCCGCCCACGATTGCAGGGAATGGCGAGCCGTGAAAAGCAAAAGACTCTTGCGGCTCTGTTAGTGGCAAATCAATGGTGCGCGTCATTCGGGCTTTGTCGCTCGTGTAACGCGGATTGTGATGTCACTTTCTTCATCCAGCTTTTCAGGCTCGTGTTTCGCTTCTTTAAATCCTGCGCGAGTTTTAAGCCAGAAGATCATTGCAGTGGTATCACCGCCCATCGCCTTTTTAAATAACGCTCCGCCTATCTGAGCATTTGCGGCAACTAAGCCGAGGTCGAGTTCTTCGCGGTAATACTTGATAAGCGTCTTCCCGTCGATTTTGAGAAGCCTAGCAATATCCTCTTGAGTGGTTCCCATTGCGGCATACAAACGCACTGCATCGCGGCTGGCTTTTGTTGGCTCATGTGGCGGTTTGCCTGCGCCTTCGCGCTTACCGCCTCTCATTTGATAGCTCCGCGTAAGTTTTGCCACTTTCTTCGTGAATGGCTTGCTTGCCTGTGAAGTCTTGCCAGCGCTTGATGATAACGTCAACGTACTTTTCATCTAGCTCCATCAAGAAGGCGTTGCGACCTGTTTTCTCGCAGGCGATTAGTGTTGAACCGCTTCCGCCGAATAGATCAAGCACTCGATAACCAGCCTTCGTGGTTTTGTCTATAGCCTCCTCAGCTAATGCAACAGGCTTCTGTGTCGGGTGTAAGTAATCCGTCGCGCCATCTTTGCCGACTTTCCAAACGCTGCCAATTCTCTTGCCTGTTAGCTCTGCGCCGCGATGCCAAACAAGTGCCGTCTCATAGTCGCTTAAGAATGTCTTTTTAAGGTCGCCAATGCCCCCACCACCTTTGAACCAGATAACCTGATTTGATGGATAACCAAAAGATTTAAACTGCTCAAACCACTGAGGAAGAACCTTCCATGATGTCCAAACAAAAACCCACCCGTCGGAAACGGCATCAATGACTGGCGCTATGTCTAAAAAAACATCGTCATTTTTTAGCACGTCAAATTTGTCTGATTTTGTTCGCATGTTTGATTGATAACTAACCCCGTAAGGAGGGTCCGTGTGAACCATCTGCGCTCGATTGCCATTAAGTAAAATCTCAACCGCATCAATGCTCGTACTATCCCCACACATCAACCGATGATTGCCAAGCAGCCAAACGTCACCAAGTACGCTGACAGGCGTTTCAGGCGCTTCTGGCACTGCGTCTTCATCGGTTAGCCCTTCGACCTCTTCAACCGTTAAAGCATTAATCTCATCCATCGAAAAACCAGTAAGCTCAACATCAAAGCCAAGGTCTTGCAATTCCTGGAACTCAACGCGCAGCATTTCATCATCCCATCCCGCGTTCAGCGCCAGCTTGTTATCTGCGATAACATAGGCTCTGCGCTGTGCGTCTGTTAGGTGCGATAGCTCGATGCAAGGCACTTCTTCAATGCCTAGCTTCTTTGCTGCCATGACTCGACCATGGCCAGCAATAATGCCGCCTTGCCCGTCAATCAGCACAGGATTGGTGAATCCGAATTCTTTAATGGATGATGCGATTTGCGTCACTTGCTCATCGCTATGAGTGCGAGAATTTCTCGCGTAAGGGATTAAATCTTTTGTTGACTTCTTTTTATACTCAGGAAATATCATATCAAGCACCGCTTAATAAACACCAGCACCGCTGGCAGATTAGATGAGTATAGCGCAAAAGAAAGCAGCCCGAAAGCTGCTAATCTAACTCAGTTATATCAAGCTCAACAACATCATC